GTATTTTTTGTTAATACATCAACAATCAACTTGTTAGACATCTTGTCTATCTCCTATTCGTTTTGGCCTTTGCTTGCCTTGCCTGCCTGTTAGCGGCATCCTGCTCGATTCTTATCCAGCTGGCCCAAAGATCCAGTTCCAATGTTGTGAGCTCCATTATCTCCGCGACAGATTTTTTTAATCTGTCTGCTAACAATAAGATAAAACCCAAGTCAACACTGGCCTTTATTCCTTTACGAGATCCTCAATTTTTGCTCTTTGCTCAATATTGTTAATCTCGCCTACAACCCTCACAATAATTGATGGATCAGCCTCGTTCATTAGGCTTAATCTGTCAAATGTAGTGAAGATCTTTTTTCCATCCTTGTCCAAAGCCTTGACTAACAAACTTTCAACCAAGGCATCAACTGTTTTGCCTTGTGATTGTAGTTCAATTATTTTAGACTCTTCTCTGAAGGGATATGTTTTTCTACAATAGATGTCCATATCCCACTCAGGGATCGATACTTTACTCATTTCACCACTTATAGCATTTTGATAGTGTTGAGCTATCTTGCTAATAGGTGATTCCTTCTTTACTGTTTGATTCATTTGAATCTCCTTTGCTTGTTGGCAACTTCCCTAATGGCAGGTCGAGTCATACCCTTAGGTGATTGGTTTGAATAGCCAGTGTTAAGACGGTTGATATACGGTGTATCATTTGTTGCTTGATACCTCGTCTTTCTACCTGTCAATCTCCAGTTGGATCTAGCACGACCGGATCTCTTCGGAGTTTCTCTTTTCAATGTTTTGAAAAGATCATTGGCTATAAGGCGAACCATCTGAGCAATATCTTTTTGAAGCCCAGTGATTACCTTTTTGCTGTTTGGTGACTTAACTGTAAACACAATTTTATAAAAATATATTATGCGGGTTCTTTAGTTAATCCACCTGTTCCTTGGAAAGAGATTGAAGCCTCTACCATACCGTCAAAGTTTGACGTTATAGAGTGACCTGTTACAATTATCTCTCCATATAGTTTAGAACCTGTAGTCTCACCTGATGGATATATTTCTATCGTAGCCGCGCCTGCACCGATACCTGAAAATAAGGCATTTGCCGCCGCGTCGTCATCTCTGAAAAATACGTCCATAGATCCTGAATACTGGGCTAAACTTGGAAGATAACTTCTAGTAGTGTCTCCCATCACTGTTTGTTCCACTGTCGCTTGTTCCTGATCGATTGTAAACGATCTGATTTCTGCAACTGCTGTTGGCGTGCCTGAAACATCATATTTGATAACGCCAGTTTCGCCTGTGTAAGTTGTATTGTTATATCCCATCTTACTGCTCCTTGTTGTTTAGATCTTTTTTAAGATCTTTTGTTTCAACCTCGCCCTCAGCAGTAATTTTATTCTTGCTGTGTTTGAAAGTTGCTGTTGGTTGTGATGGACTAAATGTCCACCCGTCTTCCAGATGCTGACGAACAACTTTGTTGTCAACTATCTCTGAAACTTTTCCTTTATACATTTGTATAGCCATTATAGCACTCCTTTTTTGTATCTGTATACAACTTCCACAGTCACTACCACTTCACCCAAAGGCAAAGCTCTTTCAACGACATCTATTCCTGATATTCTTGTTGTGACGTTATGGATATTGTCTACGCTTTTTGTGATGTCTCTGTCTCTTGAAAGCTCTAATGTTTCTTCAATTCTTTCTACTATTTCATTCCTTAGGGTGTCAATCTGTGTGCCTCTGACATAACATCTCATTTCGTATTGTAGTGTGCTCTCCCTAAGGCCCATTGATATGTCGCTCCTGACCTCGTTGCCGGTTACCATTAGGATTGCTGGAAATTGTGTGATAGCAAGTTTCTGCACATCAAATACCTCTCTGGAGATGTGATTAACAGCAGGATCAGTCATGTTCTCCAACTGTTCAAATATGTTTTTTGCTATGTTTTCTCTTGCTGACATTATCTAATTAAACGCCCCATATGAAATGATTGTTTTTCTGCATCTGTAAATGTGCCTGAACTATCGAGATCGTAGTGAACGCCATCTCTTAAAATAAGTTCGAATTCTTCTTCAAATCTTGACTTGTAGTAATTCATCTTATTTGTGAAAGCATCACCATCTGGATCAAAAGTAGACAGTCTTGGATAGATGTAGTATGCCAACACATGGTATACAGCCGCCCTTACAAATTGATTAGCATTTAATTTGCTGTTTGTAAGTTTGAGATTACCGCCAACTGCACTGATATCATTTGTGCCGTATTGTTGTGTAGGCCACCATTTAATATTGAGTAGTCTAATTATATCGTCGTATGTTTTAGAGTGTAAGTCTGAAAAATCCTGTATTCCGTATTTTAAGATGTCAGGTTCGTATTCTTTCAGGTTCGTGTCTGTTGCGAATGTCGCCATGGTTAAAGTCCTTCTTTAAGGTATTACTAAATTTTATCAAGTCCTACTTGATGCAAGTATTTATTGGATAGCATCAAGGAACTTTTGTTTTGTTATTACAGGTATGGTGACATCAGGTTTGTCATCATGCACAACAAAAATATTATTGTTTGTGTTGAATGTTTCTAAATGTTTGATGCAATGGTTGGTGTGTTTTGGCAGTTTTTTTGCCTTCCTAATGTGTGAATAGTCATAGGATGTGTCTTTGGTTATGCCCCAATCTAAGCCAATTATATAGATGTTTTTATGGCTTAAATTGTGTGCTAATTGTATGGCTAAAACACCAGAGTTTTGTGGATGTGTGCCATTTGCAGGCACATAATTCCAAACACCTGGTTTGGCATAATAGTTCCTTGTCCAATATGCAACACCTTGTTCTCGTTCTAGTGCATCCATCATTGGTTTGTCGTAGCACACCACGTGGTCCACGGGTCTGTCATTTCTGATGTAATTGCAACCAATTTCAATGTGTTGCTTTGGCAATGTTTTTATAAGTGATTGTCTCGAAGGACCATTCAACCAAACTATCGTTGTCATGCCTTTATTTAAAGATAAAAAAAAGGCCCCATATTTCTACAGGGCCTTTTAATAATATGAGCAGAGGATAATCCTCCTTTCTTATTATGATATAGTTGCGTCTACTGGCACTTGAACACCGTATGAATCATGTAATTCTGATACACCGTATGTTGCTGTGCAAATAACTTCAGTCGCTCTAGCACTTTCATCTCTCTGTGTTTTGATAGAGATTTCTTGTCCCATTGCTAAACCTAAGGCGTCTCTTGCGAATACACCGTTTACTGCAGATGTAGCCGAGTCAGCCACAACATTTGAAGTTTCGAAGATATCGATACCTGCGATTCTACCAACATAACCTTCAGTCATTGCTTCGTTTACAACGCCTGTGTTTCCTTGCGGAACGAAAGTTGATGTCATAGTTTTCTTCATGTTGAAGATAGCCGCCGGGTTGAACACACCGAAGTATGGTCCTGGCACGCCTGCATTTTTAAGTTTTGCCGCCGCCGCAAATAAGTGAGCCGCTGTCATCTCTGTTTGAGTGTTAGTTGCGTTACCTAATGCGAAAGTTGAGAAGCCTGAGAATAGAGCAGTTAAGTCCTGGTCCATTTTCTTAGCAACAGCCTCACCGAACAATTTACCTAAATCAGCAATCACGTTTGCACTTGAAAAGTTTAAAGATAAGTCCGAAACGTTTGTTCCGATACCTACTTCTGCTAATGTGATATCTTTTTTAGAAGTAGAAATTGCACCTAGTGTGATGTCGTCTGCTTCTGTTAATGCCGTCGCTGTTTGCGCCGGGTATATTGGCACTTGTAATACTTTACCTGCGTTTCTTGAAACAGGAAAGTTTTTTACAAGGTTTCTCATTACTGATCTTTCTGATGCAACAAACATCGCCTCTTGGACGATGGGTGCTAAAAGATCATCTAATGTTGAAGTTAATGATTTGATTTCTCCAGCCATTTTCTTCTCCTTTGTTAGTTGTTGTTAATGTTATCTTATTCCTTGTTTCTTACGATACTCAGAATAAGTTTTTCTATGTTCTGGATTTGTCATATCCAGTTTTGAAATATCAACATCTAGAGGAGCATCAGTCTGTGTGTTAGATTTACTACCGCCACCTGCTGGTCCAGCCTGGACGAAATGGGGATTCGATTTTAAAAATTCATCTACCAATCCATCTACAGTCAAGGATTCACCTGTGTCAGAGTATCTTGTTTGTCCAGTCTTACTGTCAATTACTTCAACACCACCGGCTTCTGACATTTTAACCTGTTCTCTTACAAGTCTTACGACCTGTTCAGGGTTGATCGCTTTCTTGGTTGATGCCGCGTTAAGCAAGGCTCCATCCACTTTGATCTTTGTCAGTTCACCAGTAAGTTGACCAATCTTTGCTTGGGCCTTTTCAGCCTGTTGCTGTAAGATCTTTTCAAACTCACCTTTCCTTTTTTGCTCAGCCATTTGGGCCTGTTCTTCTTTAGCAATCAAGGTCTGATACTTCTCAACATCTACACCCTCAAATTTCTTAAACACTTTCGCTTCTTCAGTTTTTCTTATCTTTGAAGCAATCGCATCAAGTTGTTCTTGCGTATAGGTTTTAGGTTCTGTCGATACCTCGTCCTCAGTTGGATTGTTTTTTGCGACTTCTGGTTGAGCCTGAGTGGTCTCAACATTAATGTCCGTCAATGATTCTTCTTGTGTCATCGTCACTTTCTCCTTTTTTGTTTAGGTCTGATTTGACCTCGTTGTGTTTATATTTACCGTGATTGCGTCCATCTTTGTAGATAAAGGGATTTACAATCTCTTTGCCTTCATTCTGTGATGGTGCATACAACGATAGTAATTCAAGCCCAAGGGCGTGTGCCACAGACTTGATATTAACAAGAGCCTTCCTTGCCCTAATGGCAAATCTCATAGAAGGATTCTTCATTAATTTTTCTTGATTGGAGAAATACTCCAAACATAATTTTTTAAACTGTTCGTGTCTTGCTGATTCGACTGGTTGTCT